TCTCCACCAATTCCAGATACAAAGTTTGCTCTAGTCATTTTTCTTAATGCACTAGCTGATGTGTCATGGATTAATATTGTGTCATCTGTTGCAACAGTTGCTTCAGCAGTTTGACCAGTAATTATTGTAGGTGCAGTTTGATCGCTACCTACAGATGCGTTTGGTGCATTTACAGTTTGAACTGCTTTACCCAAAAAAACACAATACATTTCATCTGTACCATTAACCAACGCTGCTGACAGCGTTAGTGTAGTACCAGATGCAGTATATGCTTTACCTGATCCTGGTTCTTGAACCACATTATTAATTACCAACCTTATATCATTTTCGTTAGTTACTTTATGATCTAAAGTGTATGCAGTTTGAGAATTTACAATTGTAAATACTTGCTTTGCAAAACTAATAAAATTTAAAGCAGGTGTGTTACCTAAATAACCCATTGTTCTCCTATGTACTTATTGAATCAACTACTGATAATATACAATCAACAGCAGAAGCTGTATCTGATAATGCTTCAACACTATCTCCTGATTGTAAAACTACTTTAGAACCACCATCAATTAATTCTAAAGAACCACCAGCAGGTATTGGTGCATCTTTAATTAAATAGTAACTTGTGCTACTGTTTTTTACAATAGCATCTACAGTTACTGCTGATGTTGATTTATTAGCAAAACGCATTCCAATGATTGCGTCATCACTATTAGCAGCAGCTCTTATTTCAGTTGCAGAAGTTCCAACATTTTGTTTTAAAACTCTTTCAAAATCTTGTGCCATCTATTTTTTCTCCTTTGTTTTCATTTAAAGTGCTATCGCCATTGCTACAGCAAATCCAGCACTAGCTGCACTAGAGTTTGCGTCAACTAAAGTAACAATTCTTGATAATGCTGCTTTTCTATTTGTTCCACCTGCACCATCATCTACTATAATTAAATCAGATGTTGATAAGTCACCACCTATATCAGTTCCACCATCAATATCAATAGCAGCTACTGGTAAAGTACCAGAGTCACCTGTACCAATCAAAGTTCCTGTTGCAGTTGGTAATGTTAAAACTGCTGAACTTGCTGCTGAGTGTGGAGCTGCTTGTAGTGTTTGAGCATGAGCATTTGATGACTCACAATAAAATTTAACTTTTGCAACATTACCAGTTCCTGTTTTTATTTCTACCAAACCATCAGTAACAGCCACACCACCTGATGTACCATTACCATCTAATAAAACTTTACCTGTTCCATTTGGTAGGACAGATATATTTCCATTAGATACAGATACTACCTCTGATATTACTGGTGATGTTAAAGTTTTGTTTGTTAATGTTTGAACACCATTTAAAGTTACATCACCAACATTAGATGGTGTAACAACTGTAAATACAATATTTACTGAACCAATAGAACCAGAATTATCTGTAGTACATAAAAATATTTTATCAGCATTACTTGTTCCTTCTTGAACAATAACTAATTGTCCTGCAAGTTCTGCTACTGTATCATAATCTGTATTTCTTGTAGCTGTGCCTGAAGCCACTACATCATAGATACCATTTTCAGTTGCATCGGTTTGATCTTTGACTAAAACTTTATTTCCTGTAGCAAGTGTAATACCATCTAATGTATCACCATTTTCTAAAGCATTTGATAAATTAATATTTGCTGTTGTTGCAACTCTTGTAATAATTCTTGTTTTTAATCCTGTAACTAAATTATCTACATAATTTTTTGTAGCTGCATCTGAACTTGCCGAAGGTGATCCAAGACCTGTAATTGTACCACCAGATATTGCTACACTATTTGCAGCTTGTGTTGATATAGTTCCTAATCCAAGTGATGCTCTAGCTGTTGATCCTGCTTCTGCAACCCATGTTGAACCACTACCAACTATAAAATTTCCATCTGAATTTGATAGACCACCTATTGTATTTAAATTTGCATTAGAAGCACCTTTTGCATCTAATTGAGTTTGAATATTTGAACTGACACCATTTAAATGTCCGAACTCTGTATTTGAAATTGTACCATCATGTATTTTAGTTGCATCAATAGCAGCACTAGCATTTATGTCTGCATTGACTATTGCACCATCTGTTATTTTAGCTGAGGTAATTTGTGAGTCTGCAATTTTTGCAGTTGTAATTTGAGAGTCTGCGATATGTGCAGTATCAATACTACCATCAACATAATGTTCTGAGTTTATACTGTCATCGGCTATTTTAGTTCCATCTATTGCATCACCAGCAATTTTTGCAGTTGTTATATTGCTATCTGCTATTTTAGCAGTTGTTATTTGTGAATCTGCAATGTGAGCTGTGTCTATTGAACCATCTACATAATGCTCAGAGTTTATACTATCGTCTGCAATCTTAGTACCATCAACAGCATCTGCTGCAATCTTTGCAGTCGTAACAGCACTATCAGAAATATTAGATGTACCGATAATTTCTGTAGGTATAGATGAATTAGTTTTTGATAAAGCACCTATGTAAACATTTGAGATAGTTTCATTGGATAAACTTCCACTATCAAATGTTACATTGACTGTTGTGTCTGATGAAAAAGATGAACTTGATATTGTTCCAAAAATAGTACCTGGTGTTGATGCAATAACTTTTACTCTACGACCAGCATGATAAATAGATGTTACATTTGCACCAACTATTTTAAATGAAGTTGATGAAACATACGATGCAGTAAAAGCTCCATCACCATCACCATATTCAATCCATTGTGCATCATTAAACCAATCTCTTGTATTTTTCATCAATGCTCTTATTGCATTGTTTAGATTTGAAGGAAGCATCCCTTCAGCAGTTGAAATACCATTAAGAGTAGTGTTATTAGCTTGTGTTGTTGAATAATCTTTGATGTTACTTGTCATTTAATCTCCTATAAACCATGTAAAAGCCTTATTGCTTTCTTTATTTCTGTCATTGATCAATGTGTTTATTGCTTCCTCTATCTGTCTTTGGAAGAATTCTTGTGTTTCAAAACTATATCTAACATTATCTATATCAGTTTTTTCTGTCATCTCAATCCTATTCTTGATGCTTTTAAATCTACACCTTGAGCATGAGTCCAGACAGATCCTGCTGGTGTAATTACTTTTATCTTGAAATATCTACCTGATTGTCTAACTGGATTATCTCCACTTGCAACCATAGATGATGTTGAAGATTCTGTAGCTGTATCAGCTAATCTTTCTCTGCTTTTTATTGTAACAGTAGATGTAGCATCAACAATCGGTCTGATATTGGTTATACTACTTCTATGTCCTGGAAACAACTCTAATTCTCTTGTTTCTATAGTTCCTTCGTTTTCTGTTCCTGAAAAAATAGCTGCTTTAAAATCACTATCTATAGCACCTAAATATAACTGACCACCATTCCAAAAGTCTGTATCTAAAGCAATATTAATTGCATCTAAGTTTTCAGATATAATATCCATTAATTCAACAGTATAAGCACCAACAAATTGTGAAAATATTGTACTAGCATTTGCGTCTGCTGTTGACCATTTTTGTGTAGCATAATTATAAATAATTAATTTATCACATATACCAGTTGTATTTGCAGTATTAGAAGCTGATGGATATAACCACATGGCTAGTTGATTAAATGGATCTACTGCTGCACAAATTCTATCAGAAAATGCTTTGTTTAAATCTATATCAAAAAATCTATTAACTTTTTCTGCACCAATTGAAATAACTTGATCTCCATTAATTTCAAAAAAACCATCATCTGCATAAAAAAATACTCTTCTATTATCTTGACAGACTGTTCTACCTAATACAGCTCCTCTATTTGGCGATATTACTGATAATCTAAATACAGTTGCACCACCTACATAGTCCATTCTGATAATTTGATTTTGTCTAAATACATAACCAACCTCACCAGATGTAATATGAGTTATCTGTCCACCTGATCCTGGTAGGTCTTGCAAGTCAGATTGTTTTGTACCTGGTTGCCAAGTTGTTAAATCATTTATACCTGACCATTGAATACGATTTGAATTATTTGTATGATTTCCTGTAACAAAAAAATCTCTAACTACACCTGAAACTTTAAATACAGGTACAGTTCCACTTGATCCTATGGTTGATAAGTTTGCAAAATTAGTTGAAGTACCCATTTCATAATATTGTGCTGCATCTTTACCATTACTTGCAACAATGTTTTGACCGAATTGTGTAAATGTAAAGTAATCTGTATCAGCTCCTGTTAAGCTAGATTTTCTTGATGTAAATGTTCCACCATCTAATTGAAAAATATCTGTATTATTGGCTACAAAATTAAAAACATTATTTGAATTATCTCTAAAAGAACCTGCACCTCTGCTATTTGCAGTTATATTATTTGACGAATAGGAAACTAATGAAGGAAATCTTTTGTATGATTGAGCTGCAAAATAAACATTGTTAGCAACATTAGCACCTGGATTTAAATATTCAGGTTGATCTGGTAGCCATTCTCCAAAAGGTATTTGCATATTAAGTATTATTTGTTGTAACTTTTATTGTATCGTTAAATGGTGCAGCAACAGTAGTATCTGATCTAATTTGTAATGGTGATCCACTAAATTGATCTTCTCTATCGTTTCTTTCTAATCTTTCTAATGCTGTTGTATAAATTGATTGCCATTGTTGTAATCTTTGAGGTTCAACACCACCTAAAAAATTTGCTGCATGATATAAAGATCCATATAAATAAATACTTGGATGGTTTGTTAATATAAAATTTGTTGTGTTTGTTGTAGATAAAGCATCAAAAGTTTTATAAAAATTTAAAGTTGCTGTGTATGCAGATGAAGGAATAGGTGCAAATCTAAATAAATCACCAAGTATTGTATAAGCAACTGGTCTGCCAGAAGTTGATGATCCTTTAATTTCATCCATTTGCGAAGGTGTAATATATCTCAAAGCAAATTTAGTACCCCC